ACTACTATTATTGGTGCTTTAGTTGGAGTAACGACTGCAATTCTAACCATGAATGATGCATTAGCAAAAGGGCAAGACCCTTATAAGAAATTAAACAAGCTATTAGAGAGGAAAAAAAATCTTCTAGACTCTATTGCGAAAGACCAAACAGGCTTTTTCCTAAAAACTAATAAAGATGCGTTAGAACTTGTAGAAAAACAGATAAAAGCAGAAAGAAATTTAATAACTGCTTATGAAATGGAAATTGCTGGTAAAAAAAGAAAAATAATAGAATCAAAAGAATATCAGGACAATTTAAATAAAGAAATAGCCAAACTCAAAGAATTAGAAAAATTAAACAAAAAATTCTTAACTGGTCAAGAATTACAAGGAGACCTTTTGGACAAAAGCATGACTGGACAAGAAATGGTTACTGGTGGGATTAAAAGTAAAGTTGGTGCTTTAAGAGAACAAATGGACGCAGAGTTTGCAGTTCAAAAAGAATTTCAAGATAATCATATTAGAGCAATAATGGATAATGATGCATTACAACTTGAACTGCAACGAATACAAGCTAATGAAAAAATAAGAATAGACAAAGAAACTGCTCTTAAACAACTAGAAATTCAAAAAAAACTAATGAAAGACAACTTTGAAGCGATGAAAACTGGTCAGTTTCAGAATTTAAAGTTAGCAGATTTAAGTAAAGAACAAGAAAAAGAAATAATGATACAAGGTGGAAAACAAATATTAGCTGGAATGTCGGCAAATAATAAAAAGGCATTTGCATTAAATAAAGCTTTTAACATGGCTCAAGCAGTAATGAATACTGCACAAGGGGTAAGTAAAGCTTTAGCAACTGCAAATATACCAATGGCTTTTTTAATAGGTGCTATGGGTGCAGTTCAAATCGCTACTATTGCTCAAACTAAATATCAGGGAAGAAAACTTGGTGGCAGAATGAATCAGGGTCAGCCATATATGGTGGGGGAAGCTGGTGCAGAATTAGTTGTTCCTGATAGACCATCAAATGTTGTACCAAATAATAAACTTGGAAATATGAGCCAACCAGTAAATGTTAATTTTAATATAAATACTGTTGATGCTAGAGGGTTCAATGAATTATTAGTTAATAGTAGAGGGTTAATTATTAACATGATAAATCAAGCAGTAAATGAAAAGGGTAGAATGGCGATAGTATGAGTGGAGCATTACCAAATGTTAGATTTACTGCAGTTAATATTAAAAGTAATCAAAAAACATTATTTTCTGAAACAGATAGTGGTAAATCATTTCGCAGACAAGTTCAGGGACAAAGATTTAGTTTTACAGTTCAATATCCACCCATGACCAGAGAAGAATTTGCACCTATAATGGCATTTATAATGAAACAAAGGTCAAGAAAAGAAGATTTTACAATAACAATGCCAAGTTATTTAAATGCACAAGGAAACGAAACTGGCACTTTACTTGTTAATGGTGCTCATTCAGTAGCAGATGCCACGATAGCCATTGATGGATTTGCTGGAGATGGTGCTGGTAGGTTAAAAGCTGGGGATTTTATAAAGTTTGCACATAGTAAAGTTTATATGGTTGTTGCAGATGCAACTTCGTCAAGTAATGCTTCAACTGTAACAATAGAACCACCATTAAGAACTGCTCTTACAAATAATAGTTCGGTTACATATGACTCAATTCCTTTTACAGTGCAATTAACCAGCGATATTCAAGAGTTTCAAGCAAATCAAAATGACAAAGACGGAAATTTACTGTTTTCTTATGAGTTTGATGTAATAGAAAGTTTGTAAATGGCTAGAGGTTTAACAAGTGCAGTAAAAACAGAACTAGCTACTGGAACAATAGAGCCAGTTTTATTAATAGAATTTGGATTTGCTACTCCTATATATTTAACTAATGCAAGTTTTGATATAACTTCAAGTGTTTCAGGGAGTTCCAGAACATACCTTGCAAATGGACATTTAAAATCAGTTACCAATATAAATGAAACAAACACACCAACAAAAAACTCTTTAGCAATAAGTTTATCAGGAGTTGACCAAACTTATATTTCGGTAGCTTTAGCAGAAAATATTATAAATGATAATGTTTATATTTATAGGGGGTTTTTAGATGAAAATTTAGCATTAATTGCAGACCCATTTTTGTTGTTTTATGGCACTATTGATGAATATAAAATAAGCGATAATACAACTACTGCTAGTCTTATTTTAACTATTACTTCACACTGGGGAAATTTTAGCAAAACAAGTGGGCGAACTACGACAGATAATTCCCAGCAAAGATTTTTTAGTGGGGACAAAGGAATGGAATTTTCAGCATTAACAGTAAAAGACATAAAATGGGGTAGATTGTAAGTGTTTAAATCTATAGGAAAATTTATAAGTAATATTTTTGAAGATGTAATTGATGTAGTTGTTGATGTTGTAGAAGATGTTATTGGCTGGCTTGTTCCAATGCCAGATATACCAGATTTTTCACAAAATATAGCTGACCAAAATGCCAGAGGGGTTTTAGTCAATAAATTCAATGCTAATGCACATATTCCAATAGTTTATGGCACAAGAAAAGTGGGTGGAAATGTTGTTTTTTTAGAAACATCTGGAACTGATAATCAATATCTTTATATGGCAATAGTTTTAAGTGAGGGCGAAATAAATGATATATCAGCAATATTTATAAATGATAATCAAGTTACATGGTCTGGAGATATAGCCGATAATACTTCAATAACAGTTGGAAGTGGAGATGCTAACTTTTATGATGGTGCAAGTTTAATAACTTGTGAGCCACATTTTGGAAGTGATAGTCAAAGTGCATCAACATTATTATCAACATTAAGTTCGTGGACATCAAACCATAGATTAAGAGGTTTAGCATATTTAGCTTTAAAGTTTGAATGGAATCAGGATAAATTTGGCTCTTTGCCAAGTGTAAATGCAATAGTGCAAGGAAAAAAAGTTTATAATCCAAATTTAGATGGAACTGTAACTGGTGGGAGTGGTAGCCATAGAGCAGATACAAGTTCCACATGGGAATATTCAGATAATCCAGTTTTGCAATTATTAGATTATTTAAGAAATGAAAGATTTGGAATGGGAATAGCTAATAGTTATTTTGATAGCAATTTTGCAGATTGGCAAACTGCATCTGATGTTTGCGATGCTGATATAACCCCTTATAGTGGAGCAAGTGCCATTGATTTAATGGATAGTCATACAGTTGTAGATACATCTAAAAAAGCAATAGACAATGTAAAGGACTTTGTAAGGGGTTGTAGAGCATATTTAAATTTCACTGGGGGAAAATATAATATTTTGGTTGAAAGCACTGGTTCGGCTTCAATTACTCTTACAGAGGACAATATTATTGGTGGTATTTCAGTTCAAAGTAAAAATAAAAACTCACGATATAATAGGGTAATAGTAAATTTCACAAACCCTAATAAAAATTACCAATCTGATACTGCACAATTTCCACCAGTAGATGAAACTGGTTTAGCTAGTGCAGACCAACATTCAACCATGAAAACTGCTGATGGTGGATTGCTATTAGAGGGAAGATTTGATTTTTCCATGTTTACTAGCCCATATCAAGCCCAAGAGATGGCTGAAATCATTTTAAGGAGGTCTAGGTCTAGTTTAGACATTTCGCTTCTGTGTGATGCAACTGGGCTTGATTTAGCTATTGGGGATATTGTTAATATAACTCATGCAACACCAAGTTTTTCAGCAAAGGCATTTCGTGTTCAAGGAATGACAATAAATGCAGACCATACAGTAGCTTTACAATGTTCAGAACATCAGGATAGTTTTTATACATTTGGAACTCAAGTAGCAGTTCCAGCTATACCATCAACTACTTTGCCAAACCCTTTTGTGGTTCAGCCACCAGCCAGTGTTACATTATCAGACCAATTAATAGAATATAATGACGGAACAGTTATTGTGGCTTTAGATGTTGTTATTGGTGCAAGTACCGATAAATTTATAGATTATTACCAAGTAGAGTATAAATTAAGCACGGATTCCGATTTTATAATTTATGCTCAAGGTTCAGGGTTAAATCACAGAGTTTTAAATGTGATTGACCAATCTACTTATGATGTAAGAGTAAAAGCAGTAAATACAGTAGGGGTTTCTTCAAGTTATGTATCGGCTCAAAGAAAAATAGTAGGTGCTATTGCTCCACCATCAGATGTAACAGACTTTTCAGCTAATGTCAGTGGTCAAGAAGCCCATTTATCATGGGAAGCAGTAACAGATTTAGATTTAGCTTATTATAATTTAAGATATTCAGAAGAAACTGATGGTTCAGCAGATTGGCTTAATTCAGTTGCTTTAGTGGAAAAAATATCAAGACCAGCAACATCAATATCAGTACCAGCAAGAAAAGGAACTTATCTTGTAAAGGCAGTTGATAAATTAGGAAACTTTAGTTCAAATGCAACTGCTATAATATCTAATGTTACAAGTCCTTTAAATTTCAATGCAATAACAACACAAGCAGAACACCCAACATTTGGGGGTACTTTTACAAATACTGTTTTAACAGATAGTGCAATAGAATTAGATTCATCAGAATTATTTGATAGTGCAAGTGGAAATTTTGATTCTGAAACAACTAGATTTTTTGATAGTGGGGTAGCAAATGCAGATTTTCAATCTTCTGGCAATTATGAGTTTGCTAATGTAATTGATATAGGAGCAAAACATACTGCAAGAATTACTGCATCATTAACACAATCAGCAGATAACCCTGATGATTTGTTTGACAATAGAAGTGGGGATTTTGATGATGCAAGTTCTAATTTTGATGGAGATACCCCAGCTAATTGTAATGCACATTTAGAAATAGCAACTAGTGATGATAATAGCACATATACAGATTTTAGAACTTTTGTGATTGGCGAATATGAAGCAAGATACTTTAAATTTAGAGTTGTTTTAATTTCAAGAGATAATGCAAGTACCCCAGTAGTTTCGGCAGTAACAGTTACCATAGATATGCAAGACAGAATATTTAGCGATAATGATGTCGTTTCAGGAACAAGCACAAAGTCAATTACATTTACAAAACCATTTAAAACTGCTAGTTATGCAGTAGGGGTAACTGCACAAGGAATGGCTACTGGAGATTATTTTACAGTTAGCAATAAAGCGACAACTGGATTTGATGTTGCATTTTTTAATAGTTCAAATTCAGGGGTTTCAAAAACTTTTGATTATATTGCAAAAGGTTATTAAAAGGAGTATAAATAATTATGACACAACATGATATGAATATAGCAAACCAATCATTTCCAGCTTTTAGGACTGATTTAAACAATGCTTTAACTGCCATAAATACAATGCACTCTGGCACTTCAAGACCAAGTGGTGCGACAACTGGAACATTATGGTTAGATACTACTAATTCTGGAAGTAATTCTTTAACAATAAAATTTTATGATGGCTCTGATGACATTACTTTTGCCACAGTAAATACTTCTGCAAATACAGTGGATTTTACAGATTCGTCAGTAACATTTGATATAGTTAACGATACAAGTCCACAATTAGGTGGGAATTTAGACACTAATTCTCATAATATAATAATTGACGATGCTCACTTTATTTCAGACGAAAACAATAATGAACAAATTATATTTCAAACAACTGCTTCAGCAGTAAATGAATTAGAAATTACAAATGGTGCAACTGGCAACCCACCGATTTTAGGAGCAAGTGGCGAAACAAATGTTGATTTACATTTAAAACCTAAAGGTTCTGGGGAAACTATTATTGGCTCTGGTGGTGCTAGTGCAACTTTAACAACAAGTGGTACTTATGATTTAATTTTAGACACTAACAAAGGTACAAACTCTGGTAATATAACTATTACTGATGGTGCTAATGGCGATATTACCTTAACACCAAATGGAACTGGTAGAGTAGTTATAGGAAAAGCAAGTGTTCCAGCAGTATATACTGGAACTGGAATGACTTTAGATTTTGATACATACCAAAATTTTATCCTGACCTTATCATCAGGTTCAAATTCGTTAGCTAATCCAAGCACAGAAGCATCAAATGTAGGGCAAACTGGTGTAATTATCTTTATTCAGCCATCTAGCAGTAGTGCTGGGACAGTTTCTTTAGGGACAGACTATGAAACGGCAGAAAGTGCTGGTTTAACCTTATCAAGTGCTAATAATGATTATGATGTCGTGCCATATGTGGTAAAAGCCGATAATTCAATTTTGCTAGGCACACCACAATTAAATTTTGGGTAATTAAAAATGTTTAGTTCAGAAGCATGGTTAGCAAATCCTTCAAGTGGTTTTTATAATAGTGTAGCAACTCAATCAGTTAGATTAAATGATGATGATAGTGCATCTTTGCAACGAACATTTGGTTCTGCAGGTGATAGAGAAACTTGGACTTGGAGTGCTTGGGTTAAAAGAGGGAATCTAGGTGGAACTGCAACTTTATTTTGTGCTTCTGCAGGAGATTACAATTTTTTGTTTTATACTGATAACACATTAAAATTTGAAGGTGCATTTGGAAATGTTGTTAGTTCCTCAGTTTTTAGAGATGTAACTTCTTGGTATCACATTGTAGCTATCCATGATACAACCGAAGGTACTGCTTCAAATAGATTTAAAATATATGTTAATAATGTTTTGCAAACTTTGTCTGGAACATATCCTTCTGGAGAAGGGGAAATAAACAAAGCAGAAGCACATGGTATTGGAGGTCAAGCATCTGCAAATTATTTTGATGGGTATATAGCAGAAGTTAATTTTATAGATGGACAAGCATTATCACCAACTAGTTTTGGTGAAACAAAAGAAGGTGCTTGGATTCCTAAAGACACAAGTGGATTAACATTTGGTACTAATGGATTTAGATTACAATTCAAACAAACTGGAACTGGAACTGCTTCAACATCTACTATAGGTGCAGACACATCTGGCAACACTCACCATTATACATCTGCTGGTATGGATAGCCATGACTCAAATTTGCCAGACTCTCCAGAAAACAACTTTGCGACATTATTAAAATTAAGGTCTGGGGAAAATGCTTCAAGCCAAACATTATCAGAGGGAAATCTTCAATGGACATCTTCTGCTTATGGTTATAATTCAACTGGCTCATCAATGAATATTCCGACTAGTGGTAAATGGTATTGGGAAGTATATATAAAAACTGCTGGTTCAGCTACATCACACGATATAGGTTTAGGCATTCAAGGTGTAAAACTTGATAGTATGTCCAAAACAGACCCAGCTACTGCAACTTATGGAGATAGCACACACTATATTACAAGAAATGATTTTGGTTCAAGAATAGAAAAGAATTTAGGAAATGTTTATATAGGAACTTCTGGAAGTGCCAGTACAGTAAACTATGTTGCTGACGATATTATTAGTGTTGCTTTTGATGCAGATAGTGGCAAAGTTTTTTGGGGAAAAAATAATGTGTTTTGGGACGATGATGTAACAACAGATGGAAACCCATCTGCTGGAACTAATGAAACAACTTCATTAACAACTGGAGTAGAATACTTTTTTACATTGCAACAATATTCAAATGTTTATGTAAGTGTTTCTAACTTTGGACAAGACAGTAGTTTTGCTGGAAATAAAACTAAACAAGGCAATACAGATGCAAATGGGTATGGTGATTTTTTTTATGCAGTCCCTACTAATTATCAGGCATTATGCTCGGCAAATTTACCAGAGGTAAGCATTGGTGCAAATTCTGATACACAAGCAGATGACCATTTTGATACTCTTTTATATACTGGAAATAATCAATCAGCCCAAGATATTGGAGGGTTAGAATTTAAACCAGATTTTGTATGGATTAAAGGAAGAAGTTATGTTGACCATCATGCTTTGTTTGATTCAACTAGAGGTGTAGGAAAGTATATACTATCAACTGCCAATAATGCAGAGGGAGATGTTGCAAATACTTTAGATGAATTTAGGTCTGATGGTTTTGGTGTAGGTGCAGATAGCACGGCATTAGTAAATTATCAAACTAATACCTATGTAGCTTGGAATTGGAAAGCAAATGGTGGAACTACAACTACAAATGATGCAAGTTCAACTGGTGTTGGAACAATAGATTCTGTGTACCAAGTAAATACAACTGCTGGCTTTTCAATCGTAACCTATACTGGAACTGGAAGTAATGGAACTATTGCTCATGGGTTATCATCAGCACCGACTTTTATTTTTATAAAAGATAGGTCAATAGCTTCAAATTGGTTGGCTTATGTAGATGTATCAAATGATACTAAAGGCAGATTTTTTATGAATTTAAATTTAAATGTTGCTGAATTTGATAATGGAGTAAGTGGTTATTTTCAAGGAACTGCACCAAGTAGCACTTTAATAAGTTTAAATGGCTCTTCTTACAATACAAGTGGAAATAATTATGTGGCTTATTGTTGGCATGATGTAGTAGGATATTCCAAATTTGGTGCTTATACTGGAAACTCAAATGCTGATGGAACATATGTAAATACTGGTTTTTCTGTAAAATGGCTTATGATAAAAAAAGAAAGTTCAGCCGAAAATTGGGTTATTTGGGATAAAGAAAGAGATACTTTTAATGTTAGAGATAGTTATTTGTTAGCTAATACAACTGCTCAAGAAACAGTATATGGTGGAGTAAAAGTAGATTTTTTAAGTAATGGTTTTAAATTTAGAGGAAATGAACAATTAATTAATGATAGTTCAAATACATTTATTTACATGGCTTTTGCAGAGCAACCTTTTAAATATTCACTTGGAAGATAGGAGAAAATAATGGTTTGGAAATATGACGGAAAAAACTTAACTGTCGGTAAATCGTGGACAGATAAGAATGGTTTTAAGCACCCTTATAATTGGGCTACATCTTGGACTGACGATAATAAAAAAGAATGGGGTGTAACATGGGAAGATGATGTTGACATTTCTTATGATAGTAGATTTTACTGGAGCAAAGGTATTGAAAGAAAAATTGCTGATGAAGATGCTAAAGATAAAGATAACAAGCAACTTTACGAAAGTGATGGTAAAACTAAACTTATTAACGAGGGACTTAAAACAATTTGGATTAGGAAAACAAAAGAAACTGCTAACAATATGTTAGCTAAAACAGACTGGGAAGTTACTCGCAAATCTGAAAAGGGAACTGCTATAGCATCAGCAACAACTACCTTTAGAGATAAAGTACGAACTGCTTGTGATAGTATAGAAAAATCTATTACAGATTGCAAAACACTAGCAGATTTCAAAAAACTTTTTGATACACCAGTAGATAAAGACGGAACTCCAACTGGCAATCCACCAATACATGATTTTCCAGAGGATTAATTATTGATTGACCCCATATCAGCATTTGGACTTATAACATCGGCTCATGCGACCATAAAAAAATGTGTTGAAATGGGAAGAGATTTAAACTCGGCTCAATCAGCTATTCAAAAATATGCTCAAGGGGAAGCTGAATTAGGTTTTGCTAAAGAAAGAAAGAAAAAGGGCATATTCGGTGGAGTTATGGACAATGCTATTGAGCAACATTTTAAAGAGGAAGAACAAAAAAGATTAAAAGATGAATTAAGGTCTATGTTTCAGCTATATGGTTCTGCTGGTCAATGGGAAAGACTTCAAGCGACTATTGCAAGAGCAAGAAAAGCACACAAGGAAGCACTGGAAGAACAAGCAAGAAAAAGGGATATTATAATAAAAAGTGTATCAATATTTCTTATTGTTACTATAGGTGGGATTGCTATATATTATTGGGCGTTGTATTTAAAAGGTGATTTGTGAGCAAAGAAGAAAAAAATAAAACCAATATATCAGCTTGGGGAAATATTAAAGTAAGTGAAAACAGTTTTGAATTAATATTAAGAATTTTAGGAAATGAGTTTGTGGCAATAAAAATAGGTTCTACTAATTTTTCAGGTAAACTAATTGCTGGTGGAGTTCTTTTATTGTTTTTTACTTTTGTTATTATGGAATTATTCGGATTTGATGATTTATTAAAATGAATGCAGATACTTTAATAAAATTAAAAATATTGCCAAGATTTATGATGCTTGTTTCTACTGGTATGGCTTGGAACACTGCTCATTGGTTTATGGCACTTCCTGACCCATCTGCTCCACAATCTGCTTTCGTTTCAGTTGTAATGGGTGCAATGACTGGAATTTTTGGAATATGGATAGGTGCAGAACATAAAGATGTAAATGTTCCAAGTGATACTAAAAAATGAAACCAGCTTTTATTTTGATTTGCATGATGTCAGGCATACCAGAAAAAAATGGCAAAATGT